CAACCTCTAGGTTCCCTTCATTATTTAATACTACTTTTATTTCAGAAAGTACTGTCTTAGCTGTTCTGCTCATATGTCTGTAATCTCACAGAAACCAGAAGAACAAGCTAATTCTTGTGCTGATTTAGTCATGTCGGTAGTCTCGTATTCATTTAATTTTTCCCAATCTATTTTTTTAGGCATGAGTTTATAAACTTTCTCATACTCTTCTTCAGTACATTCTTGATAAGGTGCTTGACGATAACTGTGGTCAGAGTACGGTAAGAAACTTACACCACTAAGTTTATCAAAATGTTCGTAACACCACGCTCCTACAGCCATCCATTCTTCATCCTTAACACTAACAGTTATAGAAGGTTTATGTTCACACCAGAACTCACTGTACACACTCCACATTTCTAATTGTTCGATAGCAGACATATCTTTACGTGTAACAGCTTGAGCAGATGATTTAACTGGAAAAGAAAATACAGAATTATATTCTGGTGACATAACATCTGCTTCCCAAGGTATTCCTATATCACGCATGAACATAGTCAGAGGATCTTTATTATCTCCTCGTATTGTACGTATGTAATACTTTGAGTGTCTAGCATGAATACCACTTGCAGTGTCTGTTAGCTGGCTTACAGTACCAGAAGGTTTGATGCACGTTACAGCAGTAGACTCTGGTATGCTCAACTTCTTAGCCCATTCCTTGTTTGTGTTTACAGCACATAGTCTCATATCACTTAATCTTTTTCTTAATGCATCTGTATTTTTATTTAACAGAACATTATCCATGATGCCAGTTAAAGACACACCTAGTAGACGTTCTTCCTCTGTTGTGTCTTTCCATCTCTTACGTAGATAATGAAAGTCTGTTAACGTAGCTTGCATTGTGCCTAAGATTGTAGCGAGTTTAACTTTAAATAGTAATCCTTTTTCACTGTCCCAAGGTTTACAGATAACCTCAGTAAGATTACAGAACTGATTAGGTTTTAAGATTATCTCACTGCAAGGATTAGTGCCGTACAATACATCAAAAGGTCTACGTTCAAATCGAGATGCTTGTTTCTGAGAAGCTACTCTATTAAATATACCACGTTCACCAGACTTGCTCATTACAAGAGCTAACCATTCTTGCATAAAAGCTTCTGCACTAGGTTTCTGTGAATAGCAAACAGAGTTGTTTGACAACGCTCTTTGAGGTTGAGTATGCCACCAATCACCAGCTTTAGCATGACGCATATTGTCATCAGACAGATCACTGAGAGATAAGAGAGCAGAACGCCTGACACCGCCAGAAACCACAACTTCACCTGTTTTGCATACGATGTCATGGCACTCCAACGATGTAAGTTTACGTCCTTTAGCATTTTTAAATATTCCTATTGTAAAGTTAAACAAGTCTTTGAGAGGCTGTGGGCCAGAAGCTCTACCACCAAATGTTTTCAGTCTTGCTCCAGCAGGACGTATTTTATCATAGTTAATAGTAGGTATTCGATTTGTGTATAAGAAACTTATCAAATCTCTAAAGCTTCTTGCCCATCCTTCCTTACTGTCAGCTACTGAGATTGTGTCGTCAGTAATCTCAAAGTCAACATCAGGAATAGAAGGTAGCATGTTAGTAAACTGTTGTTCTACAGAGAAACCTACTCCAGTGCCGTTCATTAGTATGTAGACAATCTCATCAAAAGATCTAGGATTATCTATAGGAATGTAAGAACAATTGTATCCAGCTATGTTTTCTCGTTTTAATGCTGGCCCGGCTGTCATCATAGCTCTCATGGAAGGCATGATTTCTAAGTTAAGAATAGCATCTCGTAGTTCTTTGTATATTTCAGATTTTTTACCAAACTGTGACATAGGAGTATTCTCCCACATAAACGTTAAGTAACGCTCTACAGTTTCATTCCAAGTCTCTCTTCTTTGTTCTGCATCTATCCATCGAGAGTAACGGCTCTTGTGTATAAAAGCTTGATAGTCAGTAGGCAACGTAGTCGGCATTAGTTTGTATCCTTCATGTTCTCTATTATCTTATTTAAGTACCATTGTGCTTTTAACAGATCTTTCTTTTTATTATTCTTGTAGTTGCATCTCCACAAGTATTTCATAACTGTACCACGTAAGTACTCTTGAAAAGAATAGTCATCCATCGTAGCCTGTATAGCATCTATGCACTCTATGCCATGCTCATTTAGTTTGTAATGTTGTGGGTGATCAACGTCATCAAACATTATCATCGTCCTCTATCGTAAATTTAATCTCAAGTTGTCCATCATCCTCATTTACTGTTATGCTAGATGGAATAGAGAAATCTTTTGCTACAGCTTTTCTATAATCATCTAATAAAACAACGTCACCTGTTTTAGTTTCTTGCTGTGTATCCTTTTTAATACTTCTAATATAATTTAAACCTCTTTGTAATACTTCATCACAAGAGTTGTTGAGTAAGTCAAGGATACCTGCTGACATGACTGTACATATGTGCGGTTCTGTCTGTCCTTCTTGTATAGTCGTAGAGTCGAGGATAAGGATACTAAAACCCTCTTCATCTTTATCACTACCTTGAAGAACAATAAATACTCTTTCTTTGTTTTCAAGAGTACTTAAACTATCGATGAAATCTTGCTCACTGTCCAAGATATCTCTTGCTCTATCCGCTATGTTGTCGTCTTCGTTGTCTTCAGCCATTTGGCAGGTATCCTTTCCTTTGCGTATAAAAATCCATATTTATCGCACCAATCACCATAAGTAGATTTGGAACGTTTGTCAAGTTTATTTGTAGGTCTGGAGAAAATAAATCTTATGTCAAGATCAGGATGTTGTTCTTTAATAAGTAGATGTTTAGCTCGATCACTAGCTATAAATAAACCTTTTGTTTCTATATAAAAATCATAATCTACCAGATAAAAATCAGGAGTATAATGTTTTATTTTAGGTACGAAAGATAGTCTAGTCTTTTCGTAATCAAATGTCAATTTCTTTTCTTGTAAATCTCTAGCAAAACAAGCTTCTAAATTAGACCTATATCTTATAATTTTAATAATACTCTTCCTATTGTTTAGATTGTATTTTTTTAGAACTGTATTTGTGTAGCATATCATTCCATTTGTGATGTAAACATTGTACTATTTTATAACCTACTTTGTTTGCTACGTTTTCTATCCAGTGGTTTGTTGTAAATATTTCCATAGGTATGATAACATCATGTCGATTGTTAAGAACATTAAAAACAGTATTGAAGTCTTTCTCAAGACTCTCTCTTACCCACTCAAACTCTCTATTTGTGTAGTAGCTCTCTTCATCTACTCCACCAGATTTCTTAACAACAATGCTAAGAGAACGGTGATGATCTCTTAGAGAGATACTCAAACGATCTCCACCTTTTCTATTCTCGTTCTCTAAGTACAGAACAAAAACATTAGGATTTAATTCTAAATCTCGTATGTTAAAATTAGTTAGTTGAAGTACTGTCATTCTATTCTTTTACATCAAACGCATACCTATTTGTACCACCTCTTTGTTTTGGTAATAATTCTGCTTCTTCATCTTGAAACATAAATTTTCCAGATATAGGGTAGTAGTAAAGTAAACGCACATTCATTTCTTTTTGAACAGGTGTAAGCGTATAAGTATTATATCCTCTAGCTTTTCTTCGACTATTATGATTTAATGTTTTTACATCAATAGGATATATTACACAATTTCCTAACTCTTCACGTACTGCAATAAGATCTATACCACATGTTTTAGAAAGATTTTTAAAAATGTAAAACCCTTGTTCCATTAACCATGCTGCTGCTTTTAATTCTGCTACATCTCCTTTTAAAAAAGGAGACATATGTATAGGAATTTCTTTTTTTTCTTTTATTATTAAATTTTTATATTTAGATTTTGTTAACATATAAGTTCCTTTACAACTCATCATCACTATTTAAATAAGTTTCTTGCATACGTCCTGTTTCTGTATCGTAAAGAAGATCACCTGATGGGCCAGTAATACCTGAAAATCTATTCTTTATTACTCGTGTTATTGTTGTGTTTCTTTCTACACCACAGTCTGCTTGTCCATTACGTTCTAAGCCTATTACAATGTCACTTAGCTGACCTATACTGTGGCTACCTCTCAAGTCAGATAAACTTACAGTAGCAGAGCCTAGCTCATGCGAACCAGTAGAAGGTCTTCGTAAATGTGACACCATAAAAAGAGTGATACCAAGCTCTTGCACAACTGTACGTAGCTTGGTAACACAGGCATCAATAGTTCTACGCTCATCCATATTGTTCTCTTGCGAGGACACCAATATAGAGATGTGGTCTAATACGATAAACCGACAACCAAGAGCACGAACAAGATACCGAATACGGCTAATAATATTTTCGATTGTGTTGGAGCCGAAATGGTCGAAAAAGAAGAACCTAGAAGTTCCCAAAGTCTTATCAAAAGCATCTTTATATTCCTCATCTGTTGTTTCTGTAGTAGGTAAATGTAATAGTTTGTTTAAGTATAAACTCATTAAACTTTCTGCTGTTGTACGTACACTCTCTTCCATAAACATCAAACCAATGTTATCATTTGTATTTTCAAATATATGATAAATTATCTCACGTAGAAAACTACTCTTGCCAGTACCAGTACCAGCACATACTGTAACAAGTTCTGATGGACGTATACCATATGTTAGTTTATTGATACCTTGAAAAGGATAATCTACAACAGATTTCATTGGCCCTTCTAACATCTTATCCCATAAACCATCACCTGCTACAATACCATCTGGTGTGTATATTTCTGCGTTCCACCAATCTGATTTAAACTCTTCTATCTCATAGTTTTCTAAATACTCACATGCATCCTTGTAACGCATCCTCATTATACGAGCTTTTGGTGACAATAGTTCAGAAGCTTTTTTAGCGTGAATGTTTCCTGTTTTGTCGTTATCAAAACAAATAATAATATTGTCAAAACTCATAAGATATTCGTAATTAGTTTCTATGTCTTTGCAAGCACTTGGTGCTCCAGATCGTATACTGACAACAGGCCATTTACAATCAAATATCTGGTGTGTTGCAAGAGCATCTAGTTCACCCTCTACCAGTGTAATATATTTACCACCTTTCTTAAACAAATGTTGTCCGAACAAACCAACATTTTTTATATCACCTTCTGTTCTAAAATTCTTATGAGGTGTTCGTATCTTACTAGCTACATGTTCCATATTTTCATTATAATAAGGATAGATATGTTTACCATCATCACCTATCATTACATTGTACTTAGTACATGTAAACTTAGTTATATTTCTTTCAGGTATTTCTTTAACTATACCTGTTGATATTAATTTTGGAATTGATGACATTCTTTTTGTATCCTCTTCATCTTCTTCATATTCTAATCCATCAAGTTTCTTTTTTCGTTTACAAGAAAAACAATATGTACCATCTGAATATAGACAAAATGCGTCACTACTGCCACAGTCAGGACAAGGTTGATGTCTTTTAATAAGATATCCCATTAAATTACCTTATCTCTTCTACTTTAGGTTCATTTACAATCTTAGTAAAATATTTGTAACCACTAGCATACTTAAAAGTTCTTAAACCTCTTCCATCGTTAGCATCTTTCCAACAGTCTACACGATAATCACAGTAATTACAATTATTATTTACAACTCTGTTACCACTTGTTCCGTATTCTTCATCACCATAACATCTATCAGGTGCTTTCTTTTGTTTTATCACTTTCTTTAAATGTTTAATTCTACTCGATGCATTGATTGTCATTAACTCATCAATCTCTAATAATGTAATTGCACCTGTATTCTTGTTGAAAGCTAAAAATGCTCCTTCATTTAAATTAAGAGCTTCCATGTAAGAACTGATCTGTCCTAAGTATCCAAAAGGATCATCTTCAAATAGTGTACCATTTTTAAATTTTTTAAAACTGTAGTCCGATGCAGATTTAACATCAACCAACACATCATCTATAACTGCATCGATGTGTCCTTTGACTCCTTCTAGTTTAACTTCTTTCTGTTGATCCTTTACAACGTGTCCAGACTCTTGTGCCAAGAACAACAATAGTGCTTCTACTATGTTGCCGTAGAAGAAACGCATACGTAATTGTGGTGATATTTTTCTCTTCTTAGTATCGTTCATCTCGTACCAGAGTTTACGATCTTCTCTACCTACAGCCGATAATCGTAAATTCTTGCGTTCACCTTCATAAGGTTCAAGAAAACGAGTAACCTCATATTTCATAGTATCTAAGAATAAATTTAAATTATCAGTATCTAATTTGTGTTTACCTGTGTCGATAAGCGTGTGTATATCTTCTACTAACGTAGAAATTTTTTTAATTTTTTTAGTCATGTGTGTGTATGTCCTACGTTAAAATACTAGTAATCCATCCCTCATTACTAGCCAACTTAGTGCTTTATACTAAATCCCCTACTATTAAAAGTGAGCAGTTTTTAAAGTCATACTCAGGACTCAGGAGACAACTTATAATTCATTCATATCCGCATCATCAAGAACAAATCCATCTTCTTCATCTAGCTCATCTGAACTACCTACATACTCTACTAATTTAACAACCATCATAGAATTTAAAGATGCACTAATACCAGATTTACCTTGAAAATTCCATTCATAAGGATTAACAGAAACTTTAACTTTACTTCCGTTACCTACCAACTTATCTGTAGGCCAAGGATTTTTCTTACTATCCATAACTCTTGGTGGACGTACTGTCTTAGCAGTAATGTAAGATTCTTGATCTTCTTTTTTACCTTCACCAATCTTAACAGTTATGCCAACGCCTTCTAATTCTTTTACTGTTTCTTTATCTAACTGGCATATGTCAACTTGATACTTGTTTGACATATCATTAGGCTTAAATACACTTGCCCATTTTGCTGTACCACTTACAATCATATTTATTTCCTTTGTTTTGTGTTTACATTAATGTGTTTCGGCCCAATTAAGACCAACTTTAGCATCAGCATTAAGAGGTAGCCTCACCCCTAGTATACTTCCTGCTTTCTGCATTGTCAAGTCCGAAGCTGAAATTATTTTATCAACGTCCTCGACATGCACCTCGAACTGCATCTCATCGTGAATTGTGTTAACGAGATACGCTCTAAGTCCTTCTTGTTTTATGTAGTCATCCATACAAATAGACCATTGTTTACAAGTGATAGCACCTGCTCCTTGCAACAATGTGTTTAAGGAAGCATGTTGATGACGTACTAGTATACGTCTACCATCCAAACCTTCAATGCTTCCTACTTCTGACAAACGCTGTACCTTATTAATTAATCTAGCCAATGACGGCATATTGTTTAAGAAATCTTTCTTTAATCGAGCACCATCATTAGCATTACCGCCTACAACCTTACCTAGTTTCTCTGCACCTGCACCATATAAAAATGCATAAATGAACGTTTTGCTCTGTGCTCTTGTTGTCAACCCAGCAGCTTGCATGTTTACAGTATGTGGATCACCATTAACTACTACGTCCATGTAGTCTTTGTCACGCATATAATGTGCTAACATACGTAGCTCTAGACCTTTTGCATCCATACCTACAATACGGTACTGTTCGTTAGGAGAACTCCAACAAGATCTACACTCTTCACCATAAGGTTTGTCATTTGACACCACATTAGCCATGTTAGGATTAGAATGGGTCATACGGCCTGTTACAGCACCCATAGTGTGTACATCTCCATGTACTCTACTGTTTTCGTCAAGATTATCCAACCATGCTTCTACAGTCTTCCATCGTGTTTCTAGCATCTTCCACTCTGCTAACTTCTTAGCTGGCTCTGGAGCAGTATCGGGAATAGTCTCTAAGTTTTCTTCACAAACTTTCGGTGATCCTTTTGGTGTAAATACTCTTGGTTTCCAACCACACTCATCTAGCCGTTCTATTATTTGTTTAGGACTAGCTAAGTTAAAGTCACGGTACTCAAATACAGAGAAAGAACCACCTATATTGTTTATGTCATCTACATAATGCATTACACCAGAACGAGACATCTCACCATTCTGTTTATACTTTGGTGTTACTTCTTTTAAGAACTTAGGTTTAGGTTTAAAGTGTTCTTTTATTTCTTTCTGTATCATCTGTGCTTTTTGTTTAGTATGTGTAAATAAACTTATAGCTTTGTTACGATCTAGATAAAAACCATGTATCTTCTGCTTCTGTATGATGTGTGCTATACGATGTTCTAAAACTATACTTTGTTTAGAAAATCTATCACCAGCTATCCGTAAATGTTTATAAAGTTTGTCAGTGATATCTACATCTCTCTTACAATACACAAGCATCTGTTCAGAGTATTTATTAAAATCACTGAAGTCAAGTTTATTATATCCTAGAGTTTCACCCCATTTTGCCAGAGAGTGACCACCTTCTCTATCAGGATTAAATAGCCTAGATAGTATGAGTGTATCTACTACGTTAGTGTAGTCTATCTCTACATCCCAAAGCTTGTTTAACACAAAAAAATCAAATCCTATGCCATTGTGTGCTATGAGTATATCATCCTTCAACAAGTAATCTTTAAATGATTGTTTATCTTTAAATACTTTGTACTCAGCATCTGGTGTGTTATGCTCTTTGCACACAACACACCAAATAACTTTAGCATCTATCGCATCAGTTTCTATGTCGATAATAAGTTTACGTGGACTACTCATCTGTATCTTCATCAATATCTTCATCTTCTACATCTACGTAAAAGAATTTAAACAATATACCATCTTCACCATTAGACTCTAATTTCCATTCCCACTCTCCACGATCAGAATAATTCCAGCACAATGTTTCTAACTTATCTAAAAACTCATCTTGTTTACTAGACATTGTTTGTATCTCCTATTTGTTTTTCATAATAATATTAGATTGCGTTTCTATCCATACTTTTGCACCACAACTTAATGGTTTATCAGGACTATAAATAATTTTACAAGGCCCATCTACATAGACTTCATTAGAATATATATTATCCTTATAAGTTTTAACTGTTATCACTGGATTACGTTCTCCAGTTTTAGCATTTCGTTTAATAATATGTTGATTAATATGAATAATTTTTTTAACCATATTAATCTCTAAATTTAAATTTTTTAGAATCTGGTAAATCAGACATAACTCTAGGAAATTGATTTTTTAAACTAACTTCTTCGTCTATAGCTGAAACAACATCTTTAAAAACTTCTTGATTACATTGAGTAACATCAATTTCACTAATAATACGTATACAGTCATAATGTTGTTTTGTCAACGCATTAATTCTTTTATAAGAATATTGTAATTGTTCTTGTAAATCTCTTACATTATTTCGTAACTGTATATTTTCACTTTTCATCTCGATAACATGTTCTTGTTTCATTGTCTGTATCCTTTATGTACTTGTTGTGTATGTCAGCACTATTTAATCTAGAATATTTTTTCTTACTAGCAACAATTCGTTGCTTGTATTTTGGTGTTCTTAAATCTTTTGCAATATGATTTTTTATCATTTTGTCTTTTTGTTTTCTTTGATAACTCATATCAAACCCTTGATATTATTGAATTAAATTAACTGTTGACAAATTATCATAATTAAGCTTATACTATATTTAATATAATTGCAAGGAGAAAATACATGGAGACAATATATAATTACGTTGAGACTTCAAAATCTAATGTAATACTTACAAAGGATTTAACACAGAATATAAAAAAAGCAGTAGGTAATAAAATATTTACTGTAAACTTTTTTACTAAAAACTTTGATCGTAGACAATTAACTGGAAGGTTAAATGTAGTAAAGTATTGTGGTACAGGAAAACCTACTGTAGACTTAGACAAGTATCTTGTAGTATTTGAGATGAATAAAAAACAATACCGCAATGTAAATGTTAAAGGAATAGCTTGGATAAAATTTCAGAATAAGAAGTGGATGTTTTAATATGGGAATTATTATTGTTGTGTACTCAGTGCTTACTGGGTTTTCTTTTGTGTCTGATAACAAAGAGTTCTTTGACACTGTAGGTAAACAATTAGATAAAGGCTATGAGTGGCATTATACTGGAGTACAAGAACCTCCAAAGAATACTAAGTATATATCTATACCTATTCCTAGTATACTCTTAGAAGATAAAGACAAAGAGTATATTATGTTTCAGTTGAAGAAAGGAGAATAATATGCAATGGGATAAAATTGAAGAGTATGCTCAGTACGTACTCAATAAATCTCAAGATAAAGATGATGAATACTTACATGAGATGTGTTGGAAACTTGTAAATTTTACCAGACCAAAAGATAAACTGGTGCAACAACCTTCTTTAGTTACGTTGACAAGGACATTTTACGAAGAATGTTAAAAGCATTAAAAAATAAGTTGCATAAACTTATAATGTGGTGTAAAGGTTATCGTAAATATACACCAGATTTAACAAAGGATACAAAAAGATGAATATATTTCACTTAGATGAAGATCCAGAAACATGTGCTGTGTATCATTGTGACAAACACGTAGTTAAAATGATCTTAGAAACTGCACAAATGTTGTCTACTGCATGGAGACAAAGTGACAATCCACCTGCTTCTGTGTACAAAGAAGCTTACCTCAATCATCCTATGACTAAGTGGGTACGAGAAACACAATATAATTATATGTGGACGTATGAGTTGTTTCGTGAGTTGCAATCAGAGTATAAATATAGGTACAATAAAATACACAAAAGTAGTGCATTGAATGGTGCATTGTATGCTGTTCCTGATTATTTAGTAGTAAGTTTAGGAGATCAAAAGGGTAAACTTACAAAGCCACCTCTTTGTATGCCAGAACATTACAAAGAAGATGATGATTACATACAGAGTTATCGTAATTATTATATACATGATAAGTTTGATATAGCTAAGTGGACAAAAAGGAGTGTACCAGAATGGATATCGATGCATTAGAAGATGAGAGTTATGAAAATCAATTACATCTTATTAAAGCTATAAAGTTTATAAGAATATTAATTGAAGAAGAAAAAGTCGGTGTTAAAGAAGCTCTCGATCTTACAGCCACACACTATGGTTTAACGTTTTCTGAAATAACTAGTTTTGAGTATAATTTAAAGGAAAAATATGGTTACGAACCTACAACACATTAAGTACAAATCTTTTGATAAAAAAAGATATGAGTTAAATGATATAAAAGGCAAGAATTGTATAACCAGATACTTAAAGAGTATAGGACATACAGTACAAGAGCCTATTGAGACTATGCGTATGGACTTAGAGAGTGTGTACGAAGATACTGTATATTACCACGAAGTTGAGATGAAACATATGTGGACAGGAGAGTGGCCTGAAGTATGGCGAGATGTACACATACCTTATCGAAAGAAAAAACTTATAGATTATGTGTTACAATTAAACACACAACCAGAGTTTTATTTTTATATTATACGTAGTGATTGTAAACAAGCTTGGAAAATGAACTACAAA